ATTGCAGGGTCAAAAAATGAAATCAAATCATCAAATCTATCTAACAAACTCGCAGGTACATATTCTGTACCACCAAAGTGTTTGTATAATTGAAGTAATGCAACAGCATACCCTTCGTCATTCCATGCTCCGTCGTATTCATATTTTGTTCGATGCCATTTACGAAATGCTTCTGTAACAGATTCTTGATATTGTTGTAAGTCGCCGAACAACTGTTGAATCATGCTAGCCATATCATGTTGTAACTTATCTGTAAAAGGACGTTTTGCACTTTTAAATACACGATTAATATCGCGAAACATAAAGAAACAACTTACATGTAAAGGAACAAAGTGAAAATACTTGTCGTGCCAACCACAAGCAATTTCTAGTTCTTCATCTGAAAGTGTTTTAAATGTAGCAATATTAGAAAACGTACCTGGATAGTTTTTGTACTTGAATGCTTCAACAGGATAACAGTTATGTTTTTCTGCAATGCTTACTTTTCTTTCAGTAATTACTTCTTCTTCATCTGTTGTATCACCGTCAATACGTACAACATTTACTTCGTTACGAAGTTTTTGATATGCTGTTTGTTTTTTCTTTCCTTTGCCGTTAACAATGCTAAATGCACGTCTAGCAAATGCTAAATTGTCTGTTTCTATATACAGTACTGGAACTTCAAAATCTTGCCACTTCATTATGCCATCGCTCTTTCTACTTGTGCTACTATTGCTGTTGAATGTTTACATTTACCGTAATATGAAAATCCTATACACTCACACTCAAAACCTTTGTCAGTAAGTGAAACATTATATTCATTTCCTTTGGAACCCTTTACAGGCCATTGAATACCAACCATCCAATGATCTTTGGGATCAAACAATGTAGGTTTAAGATAATGTTTTTTGATTTTTTTGTTCATAACAAACTCTAATAGAGCGAGGGGATCCGAAGACCCCCTCTATAGTTAGTTAGGATGCCATAGCGGCCTGAACATACTTGCCGTACTTGTCATGGAAACGGTCAAAGTTTTTCAGGTCTTTTGGCGAAAATGGCAGTTTGTAAGTAGCGATAGCAACTCGCGTACCCATAACAACTAGTTCAGTTTCAAAATTATCCATCATGAAGCCAAAGAAGTTGTCTGCCATTTGGTTCCAACCCTTCTCCTTGCGTTTAAACGCCTCTTGAAGTTCATAGCACATACTTACAGTTAGTGAATACATAGCCGAAATTTCTTTCGTCTCCATAGTCTTAACCTTGCCATCAAGTATGTCTGTTGGATTTGGCAGTTTAGAAGCAATTCTACGGTGTGCCGCAAATTTAACTGCCAAGCCTTCGCCGACGCTACCTGCAACCAAGTCTGTAAGTGTAGACTCAGGCAAGTCATCGTCGAGAAGTTCGCTTACGAAACTCCAAGAACGTGGAGTTGCGAATGCTCGTGAACTCGATTTTGGATCAAAATCGTATAGATCTTGTTTAGAAAAACTCAAGTAACCCACAACGTCTGCGTGGATTTTGTTTTCTGTCGCCCATGTCAACCAATCTTCAAAGTCAACACGGAGTTCAAGGTGTACAAAACGATTGGCAAGTGGTGCCGGCATACGATAAGTTACACCCTTATCAGTTTCACGGTTACCTGCCGCGACAATAACAACATTGTCTGGTAGTTTGTATGTACCAACCTTGCGATTAAGAATAAGTTGGTAGGCCGCCGCCTGTACTGCTGGCGCCGCCGAATTCATTTCGTCTAAGAACAATACAATAGTATCGTATTTCTTAGCAGTTTCCTCATCAGGAAGTTCGCTTGGTGGTGCCCAAGCCATTACGTTATCATTTGCCGCATAATAAGGAATACCTTTGATGTCTGTAGGTTCCCATAGTGACAAACGAACGTCAATAAGATGTGCGTTTTTTAGTGAGTTTGTAATCTGACACATAATGTCAGACTTACCAATGCCTGGAGGACCCCACATAAAGATAGGACGCTTCAGTTTCATTGCGTGTTGTACAGCCGCCTTTGCTTCGTTTGGTGTAACTGTACGTGCTTCAGTTGTTTGTGCCATTTGCTATGCTCCTTTGTTTCTAACTATAATATTAGTATAGCATCGCAGAGCAAAATGTCAAGCGGTTTTTCCTATATTTTGGATAAAATTCTAGCCAAAATGACCGATTAATCTTCTAATTCTTGTGCCATAGCACGGGCAAGACCGTATTGTTTGATATCTCCAGCAAACATCATTAGTTGTAGACCCATTTTTTCGCTGAAAACATAGATTCTTTTCTTTGTAACATAATACGGACAGTCGATAAAGTTGTCTAGGTAAAGGAATACCTGAGGCGTAAACTTGATTTCATTGGGGAATTTGATTTCGTAGGTTTGTAACTCTGCACGTTCTACAGCATATTCAAACCCGTCCTTAGTTAAACGTAAACCTGCATCACCTTTTGCTCTGGTATTTTGCCACCAAAGCATATAGTTCTTTTTTATCTCTGTATCATTTATAGTCTCTTCGTTTGCTGAGATCATAAATGTCTTGGTGTATGCTTCTTTGATATCCATTATGCGATTTTGTCGCCTTTAGTTAACTTGAATACTTCAAACTCTGTTGTCTTAAATGTAGCATTAAGTTTCTTTGCTAGATTAAGAGCATGACCTGGATTACTAAAACTTGTTTTTTTGTATTTTGGTCCGGGTGTTGGTGAAATTGAATTTGAACTTTTTAGATTAAAGGGTTTACCTTGATAGAAAACGGCCCAGATTGCTTCAGCATCTAGTACTTCTTCTTTTCTATAAGTGTTCTTATCAGTAAAATCTAAAAGAACATTTGGTTTAGGTCTACTCATTGTACGTAATTCCTTCAAGTTAACTACGTACTTATTTATCGAAAATTTAGAAGTTTCCGCCGTCCATTTGTACATCTACATTAACCTCTTGTGGTTGTTGTAGGCGTTTATCCTGTAGTTCAACAAGCCTAGCAAGCAATACAGCAATGCTATCTGCTAGATCTTTATATTCTTTAGCGTCTAGTTTAAGTTCACGTTGTTGTGTCTTGCCAGCGATTTTTGCTTTTTGCAAGAAGTTTTCTATTGGTAATATGTTAACTGGATTTCGAGACATTTGCTAATACCTGACGCATTTCTAGTTCTGTTTTAAAAGGTCCTTTGTATTCGTACCTTTGTAGTGTAATAAGTTTAGGACAAAAACTTTTTACCCATCCTTTTGCAAATCTAATAGTGTAATACCCTGCACAATACAAACTTTTAGATTTTTTGCTTTTGCTGTATAAGGGTAAATTGTTTTGTACATCAAACAAAGGATTGTAAGCATTTGTAGAAGTAGGAAAATTATGTACTTCTAACACTTTAGAATCTTTTACATTTTTCTTTACAGTTTGTTCAAAAAAGTCCTTACCAAATGCATCATACACTTTCTCTAAATTTTCAAAATGTATTTTATCCTTGGGTGTTACAAGAATAAAACCTTCCTTGCTTTTTTGTAGTGTGCCTACTTTTCTACCGTAATTTTGTACAATCCAAAATTTATTAGGCACTAATTGTTTTGCTTCTAATTCTTTAGACATATTATCCTCCATACCTTGCATTCAAGGGTTTTGCAAATGATTCTGCTTGTTCTGTAATTTTATTAAGTTCATAACTGCTCGCAAATTTAACCAAACGAACACCTACCTGTGTAATATTTTTCTGTGCAGAAATACCATCTGCAATAGTTTTGCCAATCAACTCTTTAATTTCTGGCGGTTGTGCAGTAAGATCGCATAGTACAACATTTCTAGTATAATCATCTAGTACACGATGTTCAGTGCCTAAGTGATCAGTCCAACGCTGTAGCATAAGATTGTTCCAGTTGTATCCTTTTGTCTGTCTATCATCAAATGCTTCCATAAGACCAACTTTATTTTTTGTACCTTTTACTCTTACACCAGGATATGCACTAAACACATTATCACTTGTGTCACCACGCATACATTTTTCAAACAATAACCACTCTGGATTCGGAGCAGGCTTTTCTTGTTTTGTTTTTTTGTCTATTACCCTGTTACCTTTTTCGTCAAAGTAACCTTCGTGTGTAATAGTAACCTTCTGTACACCGTTATATTGTTTAACATTAGGAGCAATTAACTGTGCAAAATCACCATCTGTGCTTATAATTACATGATTATCTTTAGGGTGTGCTTGTATCCAGCCTGCGATTAAATCATCTGCTTCTAGTTGCGGATGCTGTAACACACTGCAATTTGTTTTATTTGTTAGAAACTCTTTAAAGTCATCAAATGTTTCCCAAAAAACTTTTTCTTCTTCTTGTTGTGAAACAGTTAGTGCATCTCTAGCATCTTGTCTATTACGTTTGTAAGGTTCATAAAAGTCTTTACGCCAACTACGTCCTTCTAAACAAAATACCACATGACTACCATTAAAGTCGTTCCATGCTTTACGAATACTTTGTAAAGTGGTATGCAATGCCATACCTATTTTAATGTCAGCATCACCTCTTACGGCATGTCTTGCACGGAAAAATGTATTTGCTGTGTCTACAAGTATGTATGTCATTATATCACCATTATATTATGTTAAAACTGATTGCTATTCGTTCGCGATCTGCTAGTTGTTGTCCTACACTGTGATTTAAATACCCAGGAAAAATATTAAGCATTCCTGTAGTAGGTTTAAACACAGCCTCTGATGTAGAAAAATCAGTGTACTCGTTTATAACATGACTTGCCCAATGATTGTTAGATATGCTAGGACTAAAAAATTTTAGCGGAGCATCATCTTCTTGTGCTTGTACATAGTACACACCACTCCATATTGCAGGACTATGGTTATGTGTTTCGTGATAACTGCTTTTTCTGTTTATAGCAAACCACATATCTCTGATCTTAAAATTGTGTTCACCATTAAATCCTATAAAAGAGTTTAATTCTTGTATACAAGTAGACAAAAAGTCTACAAAAGGTTTCATAGCATTATACTCAATTAAAGGTTTAATCATTTGTATATTATAACTTGTATAATAGTGTTCTGTCAAGTTATTTTTTGAAGGATATTCTTTTTCTAATGTGTAAAATAGTTCCTTCATATGATCATTGTACAAATGAGCATCTTGCCAAACTCTTCTGGCAAGTAAACTAGGAAAAAGACCTAGTATTTCTCCTTTGTTTTGTTGCTGATCAGCGATCATTAACTAACCTCTGATTTATCTTCACTAATCTTTTTAGTATTAATATAACCAGCACCCATAGGTGTATCTGAAGTTGCTACACCTTCATCTTTAGCAATATTGCCACAAAGTTCTTTAAACCAAGCATCTACTATTTCTTCTTCACTTGCACCTGAATATCCATTCAATCGTAAATCACGCACAAAATATTCATTCCAGTCAAGTTCAAAAAAACCATTCTTTGGATTATCTTTTTTCATTTGTACATCTAAAACTGCAATGTACGGTTGTTTCTTTTTAGTAGCCTCTGCTTTTGCATCAGTTGTTTTTTCTTTAGACACAGAAGCAGGTATATGATTTTTATTAAACATTTTTTTAAGTTTATCTAACATTATAGTCCTGCCTTTCTTGCTTTTTCATCTAGTGTTTCTTTATCAAGTTCCCCATGCATTTCCGAAGATATCGACGTGTAGTCTTGGTGTATAGCGCCAACCTCGCTCCATTGCCAATGTTGCGACTCCTCTGGTATTGAGTTTGTATTCTTCTGACCTACCCCCAAGCGGCATAACATAGACCGGAACATCGATTCCTTCTGCTCTGTATTGTTCAACTGCTTTTGTAACTTCGTCCACATCTTCTTCGGTAGCCACAACAAACTTGAAATACATACTACTATTAGGTACATCGAAGTACTGCCTAGCAATATCAGGCTTGATAGCAGTATCCCAAGGCTCTCCGCTAACGGAAAGTTTCGGACTGCATGACCAAGTGATATGAAATGATCTTTCGTTGTTGAGCCACTCTCGGAAATCATCTCTAAGAGTTTGTGTTGTATTTGTTTCAAATGTAACATTTTTTAGATCTCCCATTCTAGGGTGTTTAAAAAGATCCATGTATAACCGTTGCCACCCTAGCAAAGGTTCACCGCCTGTTAGTATGAAATGAACATCCTGTCCATTATCCATTGTCCACTTACCTTGTGGAGTAAGACCGAGAACATAGTCAACTACTTCGTCGACAGTATGATCTTTCATATATTTTTTAAACTCAGGATAGATACTTGCATATGTATCACAGCCAGTGTGTACAATAGGCAAGTCCTCAAATTTATTTACCTTGTCTAAAATTCCGTCATCAAGCAATTTCTTTACTTCAGGATTATACTTAATACCCTGTTCTAGTTTTTCTGCTCTGTTTGGATGCTTGTCCAAACCAAAATTCATACATCTAAAATTACAACCAAATGTACGCAAGAATACAGAAGGCACGCCAACAAAACGTCCTTCTCCTTGTACACTATAAAATGCTTCACTATATCTAAGTTTCATTTACAACTCCTATTATATATTATAGTGTTTATTTAGGTTTTTGTCAACCATTAACATCCAACACTTTCTTCAAACATGTCCATTTGTGTTATGTCTTTTTTGGAATACTTTTGTTTTTCTGGAATTACACCACGAACACCGCCTCGGGGATCTTCCATATCACCGTCACGTCTAAAAATTAAATGTACGTGTGGATACATGACTGTTTGTCCGGCACTAGCACCCATATTGATTCCAATGTTGTATCCTGTAATTGGATTAGTTTCTGCTTCTATGTTCATATTACCCATTTCCTGAGCAAACTTAAAACACTTTTGAATATTTTCTACTGTATTTTCTTTTGGCACAACTAACGTATGTCCGGGAGTTACAGGATAAATGTCTTCGTATACAACAAACTCTTTGGTATCAAATGTAACATTAGTCCAAGGTGCTCTACCTTCTGCTTGTGCTTTTTCTAGTGTGTCGGTCATACGTTCCATTCCATTTTAGATTCAATAGCAAAACGAGCACCTTGTATATAATCTCTATCTTCTTCTGACAAAGCACTCCAAAACTTGCTTACACTTTGAATATGTTCTTCTACTTCTTCAGGATGTTCTAAATGATAGTTTGATTCCATCCATGCCTGTAGTTTATCCATGCGTTCATTAATTTTATCTTTAACAGTCATTAATACTCCTGTGTCCATACATCCGCCGAAAACCCTTTTCCGTTAGTATCACCACCGTTGTTATCTACATCTTTACCGTCGTAAGTAATACCACGTACTATGTCTTCTCCATTGGTAGTTTCGCTGTATTGAATTTTAAGTTTTTTAGGATCAAACTCTCCCACAGTTTCTACTATGCCATCAAAGAATGTACCTTTTTCTAGAGAAAGCATTTGTACAATGTGTGTGCCTTTTTCGGGATATGTATCCTCTACACTTTCTAGTATTTCTGTTTCGTAATTAGTTTCTTCACCAATACCATTTGCCCATTCACCTACATCTGTGTTTTCAACAATAGTATTAATGTGCTTACTGCTGTATTCTTTTCCGTCTACTTCGTTTATTTCAATACTAGCACTGTCAACTGAAACAGAGTGTATATGTTCAAACTCATTGGGCATATCATACCATTGTCTGCAAGTACCGACTCCTTCTTTATCAT